ATGGGCTTCTATAGTTCCTCAAACTGGAAGTATTAAAAATGCACAGGCAGGAACATTCTTTGCAGAGGTAACAACTAAAATTATTATAAGATATAGTGCTTTCAAAAAATTAAAAAATGACAATTGGATTATTTATAAAGGCCATAGATTTGATATTAAATATATACTCAATCCATTCTTTAAAAATGAAACTCTTGAAATATTCTGTAGTGAGGTAATTGAATAATGGCAGATGGTTTTGATACAAGAGAGCTAGAACAGCTAACAAAAGATTTGTTAGCTCTAGCCAATGATGTAAGCGAAAAAGAAAGTAAAAAATTCTTAATGAATGAAGGGTCAAAGCTTAGAAAGGTAACACTAAAAGATGCCAAAAGCAAGATTAAAAAGAAAACAGGAAATTTATTTAACAGCATAAAAAGAGGTAAAGTATATAGATTTAATGGTGCTTTAAGTATAAGGGTATATGGAAAAGGACATCACTCTCACTTATTAAACTATGGACATAGGATAATTGGGAAAGATGGAACAGAGCATGGGTTTGCTAAAGGATATCATTTCTTTGAAGATGCTCAAAAGCAATTTCAAAATGAATATGTTCAGGATTGTGAGAATTTTGTACAAGATTTAATTGATAGTAATAATTTATAAAGAAGGTGATTGAAATTGTAAGTATTAAAGATATAAATAAGTCTATAGTAACTCAAATAACTACAGAATTAAATAAAAGTACTAATTATAAAAATGTAACTTTCTCTAGTACAGACATAAAAGAAGGGATTAAAAGACCCAGCTTATATATAGCATTTGATAAAAACAAGAAATCTCCTATACTTGGAAGCAATATTGAAAGAGATATTGACGTTAATATATATTACTTTTCTTCCAGTCCTCACTGCAACAAGCTTGAAAACATGGAGATGCAAGAAATAATTGAAAATGCTTTATCTAAGTATCTGAAAGTAACAGATACTTTTTTTATACCCATTTTCGATATTAACAGCATTGTTACAGATGGTGTTTTAATATGTAGTTTCAATCTTTATACTCTTGAAGAAGCGGAGGAAACAGAGGAATATGAATTAATGGAAGCTCTAGAAATAACAAATGCAAAGTGAAAGGAATGATTAAATGGCAACTCAAAATACAGCGCCTATAATAGATATTGTATTTAAGCAACTAGCTGTAAGCGCAGTAACTAGAAGCTCAAAAGGTAGAGTAGGTTTAATAATAAGGGATGCAACAGCTAAAGCATATGTTAAAACATATTATTCAATTACTGACATTGAAAATAATAAGTTCACACCCTCAAATGAGCAATCAATAAAAGACTGTTTTATAGGAAATCCTTTGAGTGTAACAGTTATAAGCCAAGACACAACAGGAGTTTTTGCAGATGCTTTAAAAATAGCGCAGGGCTTAACTTTAGACTGGATAGGAACAACTAATATCCAAACAGAGCAAGACGCTTTATCATCCTGGGTTAAATCCCAAGAAGCTTTAAAGAAAACCTATAAATCAATAGTTTTCAATCCAACGACTGCTCCTGATTGTAAGCATGTTGTTCAACTAGCAAATTCTAAAATCACATTCAATGACAGCAGGGGGGAGCAAACAGGGGAAAAGTATATACCAACACTACTTGGAATATTTGCTGGGCTACCGCTTAATAAATCGGCTACTTACTATACACTTCCAAATATTAAATCTGTAGTTGATGAAGCTAATATAAATACTTCTATACAAAGCGGAAAGTTAGTATTGTTCAATAGCGGAGTTGATGAGGTTAAAATAAATACTCCTGTAAATTCATTGACAACTATAGATGCTAACAATACTAATGATATGAGCTTAATAGAAATAGTTGAGGCAATGGATTTAATCTATACAGATATTTTCCAAACCTTTCAAAATGACTATATAGGAAAATATAAAAATAAGTATGATTATCAAGTCTTGTTTATTTCCGCAGTAAACAGCTATTTAAGTGCCCTTGAAAATGAAGATATTTTAGATAATAACTATAAAAATAAAGTTGATATAGATATTGAGTCGCAAAGGAAAGCATGGTTAGGGGTAGGCAAAACAGAAGCAGTAAATTGGGATGAAGCAACAGTAAGAAATAATACATTCAAAAATACTATTTTCTTAAATGGAGATATAAAAATGCTTCAAGCCATAGCAAATTTAAAATTCAATGTGTTTATGTTTTAAGAAAAGTTAGTGAGGTGAGGTGATAAGATGAATGACAAAGGAAATAGGGTATTAAGCGGTAATGATGGGGAAATTTACGTTAATAATGAATTGTGGGCAGACATAGACAGTATAGAGTTGAAAGTAACTGGAAAATTTGAAGATGTAAATTATTTAGGAGATAACAGAACTTATAAAAGATATACTGGATGGGATGGTTCTGGAAGTGTAAAGTGTAAAAAAACTCATTCAAGGGGCATTAAAATAATGGGTGAAGCTTTCAAAACTGGAATAATGCCCGACATAAAAATAGTTACAAAGCTAAAAGATAAAGCTACAAATAAAGCTGAAAGATCATCCGTCACAGGAGTAGTATTTACAGAATTTTACTTAGCTAAAATGGAAGCAAAGGCACTCTTAGAAGAAGAGTTGCCTTTATTTTTTACAGACTATGAATCAATAGAAACTTTATAAGGGGGAATATACCATGAGTAATAAGAAAACACTAACACTTGAACAATTTATAGCTAAATCTTTGCAAAGAGAAAATGATAAGATAAAATTCAAAGACATTTATATAGAATCTCTAGATTGCGACTTAACATTTGAAAGACCAACTAATGAAGATGTATTAGAGGTAATGGATGAAATTTCTGAGAATAAAACTGTAAGAAATTGTGTTGATGTCTTTAAAAAGCTTGTATATAATTGCTGTCCTTTCCTAAAAGAACAGCAACTTCATGATGCTCATGGAGTTGCAGACCCTATAGATATAGTCGATAAAATCTTTGAAATACAAGATATTTTAGACTTAGGTGAGAAATTAATGCAACTTACAGGAATAAAGGACTTTCAAGAAGAAATAAAAAACTAATTAGACAAGATGGATTGAATACTATGTATGCTTTTTATCTTGTCAGAGGCAAAAACTTAAATGATCTAATAAATTTATCTTATGTAGAAAAGATATATTATTTTGAAGCTATGCAACTACATAAAGACGAGGAAGAGGAAAAATATAAAAAGTTGTTTGGGGATGGAAAATAAACCATCCTTTTTTTAATGCCTAAAGGCAGGTGAAAAAATGGCAGTAATTAATACTATTTTAAATCTAACAGACCGAATGAGCCAGCCAATAATTAAAGTCACCTCTAAAACTCAGGCACTGGAAGCACAGACAAGAAGAGCTAACAAAACAATAGACAAGATGGGCAAAAATTTTGTAGGCACTATGGACAAAATTGTATCACGCACATCTAAACTTACAGGAGTGGGTCTATTCACTGGATTAAGTGTTGGTTTATCGGAAGCAGTTGGATTAGAAGGGTTTAGAGCACAACTTGAAACAGCCACTAAAGATGTAGATAAGGCTAAAGATTTAATGAAATGGGCTAATAAGTATGCAAATATTACTCCCTTTGAAACTGGAGAAGTAGTTGAAAGTACAGCTAAGTTAGAAGCTATGGGATTATCTGCAAAAAAAGTCTTGCCCCAAATCGCAGATATGGCTGGGTCGACAAATAAGAGCATAGACCAAGCAACAGAAGCTATTATAGATGCTCAGGCTGGGGAACTTGAAAGGTTAATTTTAGCCCTTTACAGGAGAAATCCTGTATCGAATTTCCTCAAACTCGGTGAAACTCTTATGGTTGCATAAGACAATACCGAGCCAAGCCCTATATATGAGGTTCATTACTTCTAATAGGGAAGGTGTAACGACTAGACGGGGAATATCCTTCGAGGATAAAGGTATAGTCTGAACTGTATAGTGATATACAGAGATAAGCAGAAATGACTTATCCCTACCTTAAAGGTAGAGTAACAATATTGTAAAAGAGTTTGGAATTAAGAAGGATGATATAGTAAAAAAAGGTGCAGAGTTATTCAAGAAAACTCAGATAGTAAATAATAAAGGTCAAATTGTAGATCAAGAAAAATTCAATGAAGCTTTACTTGCCCTTATGGATGAAAAATTCAAAGGTGGAGCTAAAAGAATGGGAAAGACATTAAAAGGATTAATGTCTACCATTACAGGAATAACATCCACTGGGTTAGCCTCTATAGTAGGTATGTCTAGTTCTGGAGATATAAAAAAGGGCAGTATATTAGATTCTTTAAAGCAAAAAGCAGAGGCATTAGGGGCTAAATTAACCAAGATGCAAGAAGATGGGACAATTGATAAAATAGGCAAAAAAGTCACTGAAACATTCCAGAGGATATATGGTTTTATATCTAGCTTAATAGGTTTTATAATAAAGCATCAAGAAGCTATTAAATTCTTTATAAC